TTTTGTTTCTATCCTGCCCCCGCCCAAAACTAAAACAACGTGAAAAAAAAAAAAAAAAACCCCGCCGAAGCGGGTATACTCAAACAATCTGGAAAATATTTCTTGGATTTGTAATAGGTCTGTTGATGGAGAACAACTCACGAATTAAATCTTGGCTCAAGCCAGTTTTCATAAGAATTCTTAGCCAGGTTGCATCATCCAGCATTTCAATCGCCTCGGCCAGCATGCCGGGTTCTTCAGGGCGCAAAAGTTCATCACCAGGTTCAACTCTCGTATACCCTCTGGAATTAAGATGCATATAGCCAGTTCTTGCCTGTTCCTGGGTCAATAAGCCTAATGCGCTGGCTCGATAAATACACATTTTAAGGCTGATTTTCCATCTAAGTTTAAATTCAACCAGAGCATTCCAGTCGAATTGCTTACCTCGTATTCGTGGAAATTCTTTAATGAAAGATAACCTGGGAACTAATAAGGCGCTCGAAAAGTGATCGGCTTGTGATTCCGTAAGTTTATCACCTGTCGTTATGCCCTCATGCATTACTAAATGCCCTAATTCATGACCTAAATCAGAGCGAAATCTACATATGCTTTTTTTAACATTGTTCCTGATGATAACAGGCCTGTTATTGTGAACAGTAAAAGCATCAACACGATCATCGACTCCCGTAACATGCGCAACGATTACCCCTAAACTCTCCGCCAATTTAACCATTGATGATATAGGGCCAAGACCTAAATTCCAGGCACGGCGACAATCTTCTGCCACTCGCTCAATATCATTCGGAGTAAGTAATTCAGCCCCTGGGTGCTCCGGTATGTTAACGTCAGGAAATTCGATTTCACCTTCAACAGCAGAAATTATAATATTAAGAATCTCAGCCCTGGCCAATACACTATTAGTCAGCGTTTGAGTCCTGGACTTCTTACTCCGAAAATGGCAGACATCACTTTCCAGAGCGTATTTTCGTTCAGTAAAAAGAAAACTGGACTTAATCATAAGCGCTGAAGATATTAACTCAAGACATTGCTCCGATGGCCTGCACCCCTTCTCCAGTTTGCTAACGAATTGCTTTGTCTTGCCAATTTTTTCGGCTAACTCTTCACAAGAAAGCCCAACAGCCATTCTCGCTAGTTTGAGCTTATCACCCCGATACTCAGTGAAGTTATTCACCTGATGTTCCATCACTGCTCACATCCAAATCTTTATCCTTCGTACGCCGACGAAGAGGCACCTTATTAATCTCCGCTTCGTCAGGGAGTGTGTTATAATCAAGAGGCATAAGCGGCATCGATGCTGTAGATTGATGAGAAACTATACTAATCTGAGCACCATAAGTATTAAATCCAACAAGAGCTACCTCCCAACGAGGCAGTGTGGACTCTAATTCACCATCGCCCTCTTCGGATAAAAAAGGCTCAGCTATGACTCGCCATGTAATATCTTGCTCAGCCTCAACATCACCAAACAATGAGAGCTGCTCATACTCTACTTTATTTCGACGCAGACGATGTTTCTTTTTGGGGTTATTAATGCAATCTTTGGTAAATTGTAGCGGAACTTTATTTAAAGCAACTACATAGTCCAACCCCTTGGAAATCATCTCAAGGCCAGGAATTGCATCTTCATTTTGAATAAGATGATTTCTGACCCAATCATAAGCCCTTACACCTTCAGACCAGTTGCTGTCTAATGCGTGCTTATGATAGTACAGCTGCTCAAGTACGTTAGCGATCTCCGCCAACAAGTGGCGAACATAGTTTTCAGCAAGATAAGGTTGAAATTCCCAACAAGGAGCTAACTGATTTTCATTCATTTCAAGTTTCGCTTTTTTTAGAATTCGTAAACCACATATTTTCGCATTTTTCTATTTTTGTCAACCAGACTAATGCAAAAACCCGCCGAAGCGGGTTAAGTGCGGGTGCGTTGAGGATGCCTGGCACATCAGAGGTGGCGGGAGATTACTCCCCCGCCGGGTCTCTTACTCCTCAGGTTCGTAAGCTGTGAAGACAGCGACCTCCGTCTGGCCGGTTCGGATTCGTACCTCGCAGAGGTCTTTCCTCGTTACCAGTGCCGTCACAATGACGGTTAAACAGATGACGATCAGGGCGATTAGCATCGCCTTTTGCTGCTTCATAGCCTGCTTCTCCTTGCCTTTCGGCACGTAAGAGGCTAACCTACGTGTGTAGAGCATAGATATGGCCTCAGATTAATGTTAAGCGTCTTGCCGGACGCGTAATGTTAACTGGGGCTTTTCTCTATCTGCCTTTTGGTGTTCATGCCTGAGACAGATAGCCTCAAGCACCCGCTGCAATTCTACTTAACTCTCCTTTTCCCGCAAACCGTTTTTATCCCCAGCGGCAAATCGAATACACCACCAGCGCCACCGCCATCGCAATTCCTACCGTTGTTAATGCTTCAGGCCAGGTCATCGTAAAATATCCTCCACGCTTATCAGTCCGTTCCGCTCCAGATAACTCATCGCCTTATCCGGTAATTTGCAGTCTGGCTTCGCTTTCCTCAGTTGCCAGGTTAACTGCTTTACCAGCATGGTTAACTCATCGACCAGACGCTGATATCCCACTGGTTTGTATTCATGCAATTTACCGGCTGGCTCTGCTGCCAGCGATACCAGTGCGATTTCCAGAACAGCAATATCCATCTTATATGTGCGGATGATGTCATGGTCGATTGTGCCCGGTATGCACAGTCTCTGTGCTTCAATAGTCTCCTCTGCGTGAGCTATTAACTGCTCTCTGGTAAAAGTCGTCATGCCGTAGCCCCTTCTTGATATTTTTCAAACCAGAACACAACCGGCTCTGCTTCCAGCGATGCCAGCGCAATCCGTGCCAGTTCCATTTGTTCACCACGGGTAAGCCCGTTTTCAAGCGGGTTTTTAATGAACAATTCAATACGTTCTTTGGTAATAGTGGTCATGTGTTACTCCTTAACCCGCAGTGCTTTCAACTGATGAGGGGAACAAAATCTTTTCATCAAACCCTGCATTCATATCATGGACAGCAACACACCAATCCATTGACGAACGATTATCAAGAGCCTCCATGATTTCATCCATGCGGCGCAGGTCATACAGGTAAATGCTTTTATCGCCAATGGTGTAAAAACCAATTTTTTTCGGTGATGGACAGCGATCAAGAACGTCCTGTAATTCGTTCAACCATGCCTGTTCTTTTTTTGTCAAAGTTGCCATATCAGTTTTCCTTATACGGATTAATTTTATTGTGCAGTGTGTTGAACGGAGCCCATACCACGTCGTTATACAATTCAATAACTGGCTCAATTATTTTTCCGATTCCCCATACCAGAATTAACGGGGATATCGGTATCATCAACACGATAAACAGAATGAGAAACAAAAATTCTGTCGCTCTACTTTTTCGCGGATATTCTTTTCTGAATAATGTAGGCACATCACTCTCCTTTGTTGCTCCTCAAAATTTTATGCCCTGGCGCAAAAGCACGCGTTTTGTCGGCACTTATTCGCCACCCATCTTTACGTGCCTCTTTTGCACAGCCAGCCCATGACGTACCGATATACTCACCAAAATCTGGCGACTGATATTTGCCATCCGTACACTGGCGGCAATCACAATAGAGATGCATGGTATAACTTGCGGCAATACCCATTCAGCCTCCTTTGATGCCCGTGTTTACAACCAGGCAGGCCTCCTTGAGTACCCAGTCAATAGCGTCTTTCCATGCTCCGGTTTCAACTGGCGGATCCTCACGCCGTACCTGTTCATAAAAGCGCACAGCTTTAACCAGTCCTTCTGATGTCACCGAAGCTGGCGGGGCCGTGAATAACGCCTGAATTTCATAGTTTGGTCTGTCGTTACAATCCTCTTTTGTCGGGACATATTTCCAGTCACCAACCCACTGCTTCCCCTGAAAGTCTGTAACGCCTTTTTTCACGTAGCGATATCGCCATGCCACTGGTTTTGCCTGCCCTACCTTTTCATGCCCTTCCTGATAATTAATCTCGCTCATTCATCGCCCCACTCATCACAATATGCTTCGACCGGTGTTTTCCCTGCTTCATAATCATCACGCCATGCTTCAGCATCAGCGGCACTTCCACCGCGTAACTCTGCATAATCCATTAACAGTTCATGCCATTCTTCAAAACTGGCGTTATATTTAGTTGAACCAAAATCAGCCATTTTGTTCTTCCTCTTCGTCTTTTATTTCGTGGTATGAGTAATTGCAGTAGTTAAAGAAAATATCTTTAGCTTCATCCTGTATTTCATCTGGTGTTGCATCATCATCCACTTCGAATTCATCCTCGAAATCTCCACCGGCTATTCCCGTTTCAATAATTATTTTGAATTTTCGCATTTCACTACCGCCCTTTCGGACGGCCTCCTGATGTTCTGAGGGTGCAGAAATCCCTCCGGTTAAGGATTTGATTTTATTTACAGTGCTAAATTTAATTATTCAGTTCTGGATTTTGTCGCCCTGCATATCCGCGCTTTCGCGTTACGCTCAATCTAAATTAACTTTTCTATATTTTTCCGCCTTTCCTGTTCCTCCTGGCGCAATAGCCTTACATCATCTGCCAGTCTGGTTTCTCTTTTCGCCACAGAGAGCATCCAGTCAAACGGCTCCACAACTGCACCGCAGATTTTACAGCGGACCTGACGCTCTTTTTCGTCAACCCGAACAGAGGCGTGATGACAATATGGTCTTTCCGATGGCTCATAAAGAAAATTAACCTGATTACGAGGGTCATCCTCTTTTACCGGAAATAAAACGATATTGCTTAACTCATCCTCTGGTTTTATTTCCATGCTCCTCTCCTTTGATGCGAATGCCAGCGACGCGTAATGCGTGTTCTAAGTCAATCAGGTAAAGCCAACTGCCATTTTCTTTAGGTATCATGACATGTCGCTCATCTGCATTTATCGGGTGTCCATATCGAAGGTCGTAGCGAGTCGGTAATTGAACTTCCCGCGCTTCCAGTTCAGCAATACGCTTGCTCCCATCAGAGATAACGCCTTCGTAATACTCACGCTGCTCGTTGAGTTGTGATTTTGCTTCTTCCAGTCCATCCAGCAAATCAGCGATAATATCCGCTTCCCGATGACGGATGTGACGCTTAAACGCAGCAAGAGCCGCATCACAATCCCGTTCAGCATTTGGGCTGTCCGGGATAGCCTGATACCACGCCAGCGTCGACTGATAGTTTTGTGCTGCCTCACGAAGCGCCTCATAGTTAACCTCTCTCATTGAGCCACCTCCTGATAAATCACTGCATGCCCCAGTTTCTCCGCCAGTGCCAGCTCTGCCTTAGCGCCCGCTGACCGCTGCCAGCCATTCAGCATGTAAATCGCATCCACACAACGAATCATTGCCATGCAAATATCCATGTAGTGCGGCTGTGTCAGCCCGTCCGGAAGTACTGCCGGGTTTAAGACGGTATGCCCTTCCCGTTTCAGTTCCTCTTCCGCCTTGTGAAACGCCTCACGGTTGAAATTTTCATATCCCGTCATTGGACCGGCAATATAAACTCTGACCCTCACTCCATCACCTCCTGAAAGTTTCCCCGATAGAACGCCAGCACACGCTGCATAACTTCGCTCTGGCGGCACTCACGACAAATTATGTTCTGCCGTCTGTTGTAACGACGTATTTCTCCGTCAGGTAACTTTCGAATCAGTGTCGGGTCAGCAGCCTTCTCCGGTGTCTTACGCCATACGCGATACGCCTGCTCTGATGGAAATACCCCGCAACCAGAGAGCCAGACATCACCACTGGCCGCAAGCGCACCAGATAAACGACGAATAGCGGTCTTACTGACACCCGTTTTATCTGCCAGTTGTCGAAAAGTTTCTCGTCCGCTCAGGCGCACGAATTCCACAATGCGCGCCTTCACTTCTTCCCGCTCTTCTGGTGTAAATACTTTTGCCATAAGCGCCTCCGGCAATCACTTTTCCGATACAACACGGCGGGAAGAATCAGTAATCTGTCGAACAATATCCCGGTGCTTGTTCACCTCCCGCAGCGCGGCGCAGACTCGCTCCCACTTCTGAACATCACTTTTCGCCCTGCGCAGCGCCAGGTTTGCCCTGCGAAGGGACGGAAAAATCAGCTCATCTGCTTGCGTTTCGGTAAACGATGGCAACGGCTGCACAATGTCCGCCACAGTTTCTGTTTTAATTTCTTCCTGTGTTGCGGCTTCCCGGACTGGTAACGCAGCACCTGCTGGCTGAGGAAAGGCCTTACCATCACTTTCCGTTACCAGCGCGGCTTTCGGCTCTGCTGGTAAATTATCGCCCGGCATGCAGTAACGAAATTTACCGTTCTGATTAACGCGTGCCAGCCGCCCCGTTGCGGTTACCACCGCCAGCGTGGAGGCAACCTTGCGAGTACTGACGCCGAACTTACCCGCCCGTTCCTCACACGTTTTAGCACCATCCTGACCGATAAACTCAATCATCATGTCTGCGGTAACTTTTTGTTCGACCTCCCCGGTCAGCATATCCTGTGCTTCAGATTTTACTGGCCGCTCTTCGGTTACCCGGGATTCACCTTCGCCAGCCAGAAACCAGGTGTGACCAGTTTTATCAACGACGCCATTTCTTTTGAGTTCCCACAGCTCGTTGAGAACCTCTTCACGACTGATATCAAGTCGCGCGGCCAGTTCTACCGATGTGGCTTTTCCCATTGCTTTCAGTGCGTCAAATACGGTTTCCATTAAAATTTCCTCCGACAAAATCGTTTCTCAGATTCAAATAAAACCAGCGGCCTTCCGGCGTTCGTATTCCTGTTTCAGCCGTTCAATTGGCGTTGGCCCTTGCGGGTGTTTCGCCCCTTCCAGTTGTCGTCGCACTGGCGGAACACTCATCCCGTTACCAACATGCTTTGCCCATTTCGTCAGTTGCCGTTCCGCAAGTCGTTTTAACTCACCCTGCGTCATCTGGCGCTCAATCCCTCTGGTACGCATTTCGAGGCAGATGTGGTACAGCACAGGCTGAGGCCACGGATATTTGTCGCTTCCGTCATATCGCCAGGACTCATCACGCCAGCGGCGGTACTCCTCCATCACAGCATCCACCGTCAGGCCAAATGGATTGGCCCCGCTTTCTGAAATCAGCGCCACAAACTCAGCCAGGTCCGGAGGCCATGTTTCACCCGCCCGGCAGCGGTCCATGCACTGGCGGCAGACCTGTCGGATTTGCTGCTCAGTCATCGCGCCAATCTGTGCAATCCAGAGCTTCGAAGGTGCGGCCCCGTTCTTCTGGGTCCAGCGGTTCGAATAAACCTCCCCCATGAGTTCCCACAGCTTCCAGACCGTTTCCGTCGCTGATAAATCCGTTTTCACGTTCCCACTGCTCACGTGCTGCCCGAATTTCCTGAACTGCCCGTGATGCGGTGCCACCTGGTGCTGCTGCATGGTTTACCCCCTTGCTGACTGGCTTAACCTGCGCCCTGACGTGATTTACGTGACGGGCGAATTTCTGCTCCCACTGAACCTGCGTGAAAACTTTCCCCTCCGCTGCCCAGTAGTCCCGGAAAGCGGCAAGTTCAGCAGGTGTAAATTCCGGCTCCGGCAAAGCCATCCCCCACAACGCAGCCCGTCGTCGAAAATCCGGCGACGGATGCCAGTCATCGACCATCGGAA